GAATGCTGTTTGTCAGGGGCAGCGGTCGGCAGACGGATTTTTTCATTTTGGGGCTTGACTTTTAATAGTTAGTCTCCCAAAGAAAGCCGTCCGTCAGATCGGTTCATCAATCTGGAAGTTCATGGAGAAAACAGCCCCATTCGTTGCATGGTTCAGCGGGATCTTGACCGTTGTGTCACAGATTGCGAGTTTTAAGAAGTAGGTAGCCGATCAGAAGATGGTCGATGATGATAGTTGCGAGCATCCATTTTTCGGAAGTCATAGGAATCATCCTTTCTGCGCAGCTTCCAGCAGCGCGCCAACGTCAATGTCAAGAGAAAGTGCAAGCTTGATTTTCTCAAGTATAACACATTCCGGGGCCGACTTCATCAATTCTGTGCTATGTTCTCGCACTTTCTTTTCCTCCTTTGGTCATTGAAAATTTGTTTTCTGGCAGCCGGTTGGCTGCCTATTTTTGAATCTAAGAGGTGTTTTTATGGCTCGGAAAAAGAATGATGTTGTCAACAACGGCGAAAAAACGAAGAAAAAACCAAACGGATGCGCAATTATCGTTGCGATTCTTGTGTTCGGGCTTGCGTTTAGTTTTCTTTCTGCCAAAAATATTGCAGACGATGTTGACGTTGTATTCGATGCCACGAAATATGAGCACGAAGACGGTTCCGGCCTGACAGAAGATGAACTTATCAGCATGATCGGAGAGCCAGACAGTACCGAAGACTGGACTTACAGCAACGGTCAAGCCATTCATACGCTGTTCTATGGAAACAATACATATGATTTCGTATTTGAACGCCTGCATCGAATCACACTTTATGACGTTTTCCCTTATAAGTATAAAGATCAGTTCCTTACAATGTTCAATCTGAAAAAGACAGGTAAGACCACTGTAAACGACACCGGAACATGGTATCGCGCTTATAACTGCGGAATCAATGACCTTTGGCTCAATTATGAGAACAATAAAATCACAACGTCTATTATCACCTACTCAACATTCTTCAATTAAATTTGATTATGACATGGCAAGAGAAAAGCTTCCTAGTGAATTACCTTGGTGACCGGGAAAAGAAGTGGGGGCTCCATGATGATGTAAAAGATCGGTTTTATCCTTTCGACAAAAATGTCAAAGAGATCATTTCTGAAGGTTACATCATTGACACTCCTGAAAAATATGCTTTAACAAATTCCGGTAAAACAGTATCAAAAGATTTCAAGAAAACCGAAAGAGACCGACGAAACGCCGCACACCGAAAAATAATGTCGCTTGCAATGGAAAGAGACTATCTCGGTGCATATAATGCCCGTGCAGAGTACGAACGAAATAGCGTTATTCCTCATGGAATATCGATTTCTTTTGGCTCCAGCCTTACTTCTCCCGGCTCATCATCATCTCAAAACTCAATTTATGAGTATTGGAAAGAAGAAAAGGAAATTCCGTCCCATGTTCTCTGCTATATTCGCAATTCAGAAGCTATCGATTTTTCAGATTGCAATAACTCGGAAGCGTTCAAGAGTGACCTAAGAGCCTTTTATGTTGGAACGCAAATATCTGGGAGCAGTGATATTTCTCTTCCAGATGATTTTGAGACGTATCGCGGAGAATACTTAAATTGCCCGTCTCTGGAAAAGCAGCTAAAAGAAAAATGCCTTTTCAAAAAGATTCCTCGGTTAAGCATCTACTACAACACAAAGGTTCATGTCTTTAATTCTATTTCAACTGGGTTGATTGATTCGTGGGATGGAAATTTTCAGCTCGGAACCTACGACTGCACAGATCCATACCATTTTGAGATGGCAGAATTTGAATTTTACTCTGAACTCGGAATCACTTCATTTCCAAAAACCTTCAGAACTTATTTTAAGCATAAGAAAGACAATTCGGAAAAGTATCAGGCTTGGATGGCAGAGATTGGGGACCGAAGACTTGAACCTATTAAGGCTTTCCCTAATAGCTAATTTCCTACCACAAACGCATTATACATCTTTCAGTTGTAATATTCAATAGATATTACAAAATAAATTCGATTTTTTCTGAAAATAGTTAGATTTTCACTTGAAGTCATCCAGCCGCTGCATCTTCTGTAGCAGCTCCCCGGCAAGCTCCCCGCCGGGGCAGTTGGCGGCATCCAGCAAGCGCCGGACGCTTTCCGCCTTGCGGACCGCATAGAAGCGGGCCCGGGTCTGACACTCGGGCGGCATATCCTCATAGCACGCCAGGGCGGCGCGGATGTGGGTGCAAAAGCTCTGCATCTTGTCCATAGATCATTCCTCCCAGGGCTTCGGAGTGGGCCGCGTGCCGGTGAGCACGCTGGCGGGCATTCCGTCAATGATGGTCATATCGGGGTCCATGCTGATCGTCTGACTGTTTTTCATTTCATTTTCCTCCTGTTTTTGGTAATATTTACATCTTATGTACCAGATTCTACCATGCGCCAGAGGAAAATGAAATTGGTGTAATTTTTGTCGAATGGCGCAGAGTTTTTCTGCGCCATTTTTCTTTTATAACACGCTGCGTTTAGGGGTGATAAGTATGAGTTATTTTACCGCTGCTCAAATCGGGAAGGCACTTTCAAAAGCGCGGGTATCCGCCGGGCTAAGTCAAAGAGAGATCGCGATCCGCCTCCAGAAGGGAGAGCGGACGGTGCAAAGCTGGGAAAAAGGAGACACAAGCCCAGACAGTGACGAGATCATGGATTGGTGCGCAGCCTGCGGAGTGTCCCCCATCACAGTGTTCATGGAAGTTATGCACCCGGATCTGTACGCAGTGCCAGACAGCCAGAAGGATGACGCGGCCATAGACAAGGAGCTTCACACGCTGGTGCAGGCGCTTCCCCCGCTCTCCCGGCGGCTTCTGCTGTTCGTGCTCAAGGGCCGACACGGAAGCAGCCCGCCTGCAGTTATCTCTGAAATAGCTGCAAACCTCCACTGCCCTCTCAACAACAGGGTCAGCGTGTGCGGCACCATCATCGATCAGTACAGCTTCGCCCAGATCAGAGGGCTTGACCCGTGCCCGGACGAGCCTCATCCCCCGATGGAGGATTTGAAGATCAATTACAAGTCGGGGCGCGCAGCGTCAGAGAACGGCGCTCTGGGCTATATAGGGCGCAGAAAGGAGTAGTGCATGAAGTGTGTCAGATGCCACGTAAACATCCCGGACAAGGCCTTATTTTGCCCGTGGTGCGGAAAGCAGCAGGATGCAACGTCCGCTCCCGTGCATAGAAAAAAGCGCCGCCGCCCGAAAGGGAGCGGCAGCGTGTACAAGCTGAAAGGGGTCCGGGCAAGGCCCTATGTAGCCGTGACCGGGAAAAAGGAAGTGCTGGGTACATACGGAACGCCCGGAGAAGCCGTCCAGGCGCTCGACGCATACAACGCCCAGAACACCCCGGCAGAGCGTTTGAAGTGCACTTTTGCGGATGCCTACGAAAAATGGCGGGCACAGCCGAAGTTTTCAAGTCTCAGCCGGGACATGATAAATGGATACGAGCTGGCTTTCAAAAAATCCGCTCCGCTGTACAGCCGACAGATGCGAGACCTGAAAGCGGAGGACTATCAGCAGATCATAGACCAAATGGTTGCAGACGGTCTCTCCCGCAGCTCGTGTGAGAAGCAGCGCACCCTTTTCAGCCAGCTATGTGAGTGGGCAATGGCCCAGGACATCATAAACAAGAACTATGCCCAGCTCCTTCACCTTCCTGCCGCAGCCGGAAAGGCAGAGCGCACCCTTACTACGGACGAGATCGCCCGGATCAGCGCCCACCAGAACGACAAGCGCTTTGGTCAGACAGCGCAGATCGCTATGGTGCTTCTCTATACCGGCATGCGCATCGATGAGCTGCTTTCCATGCGCTGCGAGAACGTGTACCTGAAAGAGCACTACATGCAGGGCGGTGAAAAAACGGAAGCGGGCAAAAACCGCATCATTCCCATCCTCGACCCCATTTACAAAATCATCGCCTTCTGGATGATGGACAGCGGGTGCGAGTGGCTGATACCTTCCAAGACTGGTACGAAACTGGACAAGCGAAACGTGGCCACAAAGTTCCGGGCCCTGATGCAGGAGTGCCAGATCGAGGGCGTGCACCCGCATACCCTTCGCCACACGGCCAGCAGTAAGATGGTGGAGTGCGGTCTTGAAAAAACTGCCGTGCAGGCTATCCTCGGCCACAAAAATTTTTCCACCACAGCAAACAAGTACGTTTCCCACAACGACCCGGCATACTTGTTACAGGAGATGCAAAAGATGAAATACTGATTTTGTTAGTTTGTTTGTTAGTTTATTCCGTTTTTCAGTCGTGTTTTGCCATGTTTTCATAAAAGAAAATGCCGTTCATGTGATTCAATATCACGAATGAACGGCATTTTTTGGAGCTAGTGACAGGAGTTGAACCTGCAACCCACTGATTACAAATCAGTTGCGCTGCCATTGCGCCACACTAGCATCGGTTACTTAGATAGTATACCACCAGCGGGCGGGTTTGGCAAGGCTTGATTTCTGATTCTACGGTTATTCCACGGTCACGCTCTTGGCGAGATTGCGGGGCTTATCCACATCACAGCCGCGCAGAACAGCCATATAGTAGGCAAACAGCTGCAGCGGAACGATGAGTTGCAGGGGCATCAGCAGGTCATCGTAGTCATCCAGACGCACCACATAGTCGGCCACGCCATCGGGCACCACGGCATCCTGGGTGGTGAAGAGCAGGAC